TCGCTTATCAAACCCATCAGACCGTTTACAAGGTGAAGCACCGGATGCTGTCAAGTTACTTGATTCAGCAACTCAAATGCCCATCTGTTCTGATGGTGCTTGCGTAAGTCCTGAGCTTGCTGATTCTCTCGGTACCGACGGGCAGCATTGCCACCGACGAACTTGGCAACCCGATCGACGCCACTATCCCCAAACCCGTCCGCTGCTATCTGAAATCCAAGGGCACGCGCAAACAAATTCCTACGGAGTCAGGGTTTGACGAATCAGCGCTGTTTCTAGAAGGTTTTTGCGTCGAGCCAATGATACTGCCGCTCGAAATCCAGGCAAAGACGATCGCACAGGCGCAATTTGGCGGCATGGCGGGCGCTTTCTGGCTCCTGGCTCCCATTAACCCGCCCTACGGCAGAGAAGGGATAGGCGCAATTTCGGAGGCGACAGAGGGCACGAAAATTACAGGATGGTTTCAGGAGGGCGCAGAGTGAAGCTCAATCTAAGCAAGCTCAATCGCGCCATTAGTCGAGCCTGGGACGGCACTATAGACGCCTATGCAGAGCAGTGCCAGGAAGAACTGACAGCAGAGAAGTGGACGTGGAACGGCACCACCAAGCGGCGAAATGGTGAAACCGTAGGCACCCCACGCGATCGCCGCGACGAAGACGAGCTATTCGACTCGCAGACCATTGTTCAAGTGGACGAAGAGACCGCGATCGTTGGCTACACAGCGGCCCATGCCGCGATCGTCCACGAAGGTTATGCGGCTGACGAGACGATTTATCCGGGAACGCCCTGGCTGCGAACCGCGCTTGAGGAATTACCTCTAGATAGAGTAATGTCGGATAAGCTACGGAGAGAGTTAAAGTGATCCGACCTACCCTTGAGGAAGTCATCAAGCGGCAGGCAGATATCGTTGCCAGGATTCAGGAGCGCTGCGATCGCACAAACCTCCCGGAAGAGGCCAGACTTCTATCTGCTGCCTTGAAGAACCATTGCACAGTGCTAGAGATTCTGCTGCGATTGCAGCACGGCGATCGCTCAAACCCAGCACCGATGGAGACTCGCTTCCGCACCTACAGCCCTGGCGCGACCTACGCCACCGAGGAAGACGATGACGAGTGAAGAGTTGCGTAATGTGCTTAAGGCCCTGCTGGTAGACGAGCTTGGCACCTACAGCCTTGCTAGCGGCTCTGTTCCGGCGATCGCCATCCGCTACTCAGGCGATATAGTAGCGAAGCAACAGACGAGCGGCCTGGAAGTTGTTATCCGCGCCCAGCCGGAGAGCGCTCCGGGCTATCTCTACGGCGGCGTGCAGCGAAAGCGGACGTGGCAGCTCTACCTGGTGCAGCGCGACGGCAAGCTGACCTTGAGAGCGGCAGTAGAGAAGATAGAAGCGCATTTTGTCGGCGCTCGCAGCGTACCGATCGGGGTTGAGAAAAACCTGGGCATCCGCGAGCAGGTCAGCATTCGGATTCCTGATTTTCAGGATTTTTCAGAGTTTTCAACCTGACCGGCTCCGCGATCGCGCGGTGCCTGCTTCCGCCTCCCCATCCCTTAGCTCCTCACTAGTGGGAACTCCAACTCGACCTCTAGAGGATCGATTGGATGTCCCAGTCCTTTGTCATTGGCGTAAAAACCAAGCTCTTTTTCACGGTAATGCCAGAAGAACTGCTGGTAGCCGATTTGATTGTCCCTCCGACTGACGTAAATATCACCGTCTCCGAAGTGATCGAGGCTGACGAAGACGAACTTACCGTCAGCGCACCGCTCACCGGACCCATTCCTGCAGGTACCCCGATTCCCCTGACTGTGGGCACAGGTGCTGCCGCCAGAACGCTCAAAGTCTACACCGCCGCACACGCGCGGATAGGTGACACCAAGCTGGAGATCGTTCCCGTGACGATCAACCAGATTCAGCGCGCAATGAAATCGGCTTCAGCAACTGACTTTGCCACCGGATCGACAGGCACCTACAAAGCCAAGCTGCGACTGCAAGGTGGAACCACATCCAGCAAGCAGATCCAAAACCAAAACACGGAAACCAAGATTTACCAAGATGGTTTGGCCTATAACACGGGCCTGATTACGGGAGCAGGCTGGACTGTTCCCTACACCTCGAACCTGCTGCCGCTAGATGATGGCTACTACCGCCTCAACTATGCTGGAGTGCGCGCGATCGAGGGCATTCACGGCTATCTGTGGCTGGAAGAGCCCCCGGCTGTTGGCTACACCAGAGGCAATGGCATCGCAGGTCTGGTGCAGCTAGAGAACTTCAACACTGAATTGCCCAGCGATGGTATAGTCTCATTCCAAACTCAGTTCCTGGGTCGTGGGGAGCCAGCTTTAACGCCCTACTCGTAAGCAAGCAATTCCTCGATCGACTATTGCCCGATTGTGCTTGAAGCAGTCGCCTTTGGCGCTGCGCAGCATGGTCGGGCTTTGTGCTGCAAATCCGCAACGGGGCGTTGCGGAAAAGGGAAGCTCCCACCGACCAAAACGCGGTGGGAACTCTGTTGCGTCAACAGATGAGGATTCCCCATGACCGTTTCACTGCCTTTTGCCGTTGCTCCTAAGCCCGAAACCGTTAAAGTGGGCAATGTTGCCTGTGGCGTGTTGGAGATTCAGAAATTTAACGATTTGACGCCCGTAGAGCGTGTGTGGATTCGCCAGCAGAAGGCAGAAATCCCCAACATTCAAAGCGAGGGCGTCAAGCTGGCAAGAAAGCTTTCTCAGACGAGTGGGCTGCCGTTGGTTGAAGTCTTTCAAGCGCTGATGGCAGGCAACCTGGCTTACCTGGCAGACTACACTGACGACGTGCTGAAATTCCTTGACGATGCAGACGAGTTCAGCCAGAAGCAGGCTGAGATTATGGCGTCGGCAATTCTGGTGCATCGTGTCTCCCCGGACTGGGAAGTCGAGTTCTGCCAGGATGAAAAGATTATTCTGCCTGAGATGGTTTCGCTGCTAGAAATCTTCGCTAATAACGAAGCGGCTCATTGGGCTGGGGTTCAATCCGCTGAGCCTGTAGAACTGACTGAAGAAGCACTGGGAAACTCCTAGAGCCAGAGCCGGAGCCGAATTGGGCGGAAATTTTCTGGCGAGTGCAGCGCGACTGGGGCCACGATCCACGCTTCTCGGCAGAAAATTTTGGGTTCCAACCGACCTGGTTAATCCTGCAAGCGTTGGAGCACGGTGCAAAGCTCCGGCAGGAAGAATTGCACATGGCAGAGTTGGGTATTGCCCAGCTCTGCGCCCTCTTTGTAAATGCAAACAGGGACCCTAAAAAGGGCGAACCTGCCAAGGCAAAGGACTTCTGCCACTTCACGCCGAAAGAATCGGAAATTCAGATCAACGGCGCTGCTTGCGATGCGTTCTTTTCATTGGCTCCCGATGAAAAGCTGCCTGCGTGGGCGCTGGCGCTGGCCCCTGTAGACAAACTGAAAGCGCAGCGGAAGAACAGACCTGCACCGAAGCCTCGCGCTTGGGCAAGCGAGGACGAAGTGCTGCTGATTTTGCCTCGCGTTAAGGGCGATCGCGCTGTCTGCTCATTGGCCTTTGTGGGCGAGAACGTCAGCGGTTTGGTAACCCTTGCCGATGTCGATTCGGGCACAGAGTTTGCGATCGAAGTGCCCACGGGCAAGCCGCGTTGGATTGTAGATGCTGAATTTGATGTAGCAGGAGGTTCTGATGCAGAAGAGGATTGAATTTGCGCTGATGGCGCTGCTGAGCCTGCTGCTGATGGGCGCGATCGCACTGGTGATGCTGTAAAAAACTCGGTCAGTCCCACAGTAGGAACCCTAACCCGACGCCGCACGGGTTAGGACATGGAATTAGTTGGAGCAATTGGATTAGAGCTACGGCTTGAGCGAAATGCGTTCGATCGCCAGTTGCGCGCACTGGAGACGACGAACCCAATTGCGCTGAATGTGCGGTTGAACCGTTCGCAGTTAAATCGGGAGCTGGGAGCGCTCACCCGACCGATCGCCCTGCAACTGTCGCTGGGCAACGCGAACGCAATTGAGCAGCAGCTCAAGGTGTTGACCCGCGATCGGGCTATCACGATTCGGACCCAGCTAGATGATGCAGCGCTAAACGGCCTCGATCGACGGCTGAAGGGCTATAGCGATCGATCCTTTAAAGTCGTTGCGCAGGTGGATGACTCGGCGCTAACGGCGCTGAACAAGCACCTGGATCTGAAGCAGAAGCACTTCACGCAGGTCAATAACTATTTCAAGTCCACGCCACTGAAGCCACGCACCGATACGAGCGGGCTGGATGCGTTGGCAGGCCGCTTGCAAGAGGTGCGCAGCCAGATTGCAGGGCTGAAATCTCAATCGGTAGAAGTCCCCGTTACGCTCCGCTACGCCAATGCAGGCAGGCCCGCGATTCCGGCCTTGACGCAGACCGTTGACCTGGACACCAGCAAGATTGAGGACTCGCTCTCGAACAGCGTGGAGCGGGCGTTTAAGCGAGTTAAGGGCGGCGGCATTGGTAGCGCGATCGGGGGACTGATCACGGCACCTCTGAAACTGGCAGGTGGAGCAGCAGGTACTCTGCTATCCGGGCTGGCCCTTGGAGCAACGCAGCAGCTCAGCACCAACCTGGGCAAGGGGTTGTCTACAGCCCTAGAAACCTCTCTCAGCCGCAGCATTGGCAGCACTGAGTTGCTAGGGGAAAAGGTCGGCGGCGCGCTGGGAGGCGCGATCGTCACAGGCTTCGGGGCAAAAGCAGGCGAGCTGGTCAAAGTCCTGGAAGCCCAGCTTGAGAAAGTCCAGGACCCCAAGCAGCGACGCAAACTACAGGCGCGACTGGAGCAGATTAAATCCCTGCCAGGGCAGACACGGGACGCGGTTCAGCAGACGATCGGACAGGAGGAGATCCGCGCCGAGGGGCTAGCGATTAGAGGTCAGCAACGGGAGTCAAAATCAGCCCGCACGCCCGTAGTCCGTGAGCAAGCAGCGGCAGAACTGAGAAGCGCCGCGCTGCAACAGGACCGGATTGATTCAACGGCTGGGCGGCAGTTTCAAATCCTCCAGCGACAAATTGAGGCGCGGCGCGGAGAGCTAGCGAAGGCCCAGGGCAAATATCAGCGGCTAGAGCAGCAGGTGCAAGTGGCGCAGAGCAGCGGCGCACCGACTGGCCAGATTGAGGCGCTAGCCGCAGAGCTGAGATCGTCGGCGGGTGGGCTGAGAGGGCTGGCAGAAACGATCGACACCCTGACCAAGGCGCAGAACACAATTCAGCAGGCGGCTTCTGAGGCGAAGGCAGCCACCTCCAGCGCCTATCGCCAGTTTGAAGCGGTCGGACCCAAGCAGCAGCCGAAAACCTACGAAGACTTGGCCCGCACGGTCTTTAAGGACCAGTTCGATGCTGATCGCCTACCGCAGCTCAAGATTGCGGATGCTTCCCTGAAAAAATCAGGTGCGGTTAGCCAATACGACCCCGCTCGCAACGCGATCGAGGTCACCAGCGAACTCTACGAGCAAATTCAGAAAGGCGCTTTAACGCCTGCTCAGGTCAAAGTTTTATCGGAAGAACTCAACCACGCACAGGACTTCGATTTTGGTTCCTATCGTGGCTTAAATGCCTCTCGCAACAATCGCATTGTGGGGCAGGCGGTAACGCCGACAGCGGCTGAGTTTGCCGAAATTGCGCCAAACCTGGGCCTGTATGCTTCCGAGCGGCGTGGGTTAGAGCTAAACGCCAAAGTCAAAGCGATCCGCAACACCCAAGAGTTTGTAGGCCAGCAGAACCAGGCGCAGACGATCGAAGGTGTGACAAATCTTGCATCTAGCAAAGAAGTTGTTGCAGATCGTAAGCGGCTATTCCAACAAAGTCTTGCCAAGCTTCAACAGCTAGCCACCCAAACAGGCGACGACGTTTCTAAGTTGATTCCTGCCTACGTCGCTGCCTTTGAGCAGGTAGAAAACAAGGTCAGCGCGATCGTCGATGAGGTGGTTGCTAACACCGAAACTATTGACGCTGCGGGACTGGAGAGGTACGGGCAGAAGCTATCAGTACCCTCGCAAGACCTGATTGGCATTGAGCAGAAGCTGGCGAAGCGGATTGCAGATCAGGAAACTCAAGCATCTCTGCGGGCTGACGAAGGATTAGGGACGGCATACCTGCCACGCAGCGTTGATGCCCCTGCTACGGTTCCCGACGAGTTTCTAAACCCTCGTATCGATCCGTTTGGCGGTGAACTAAACACCAGTAGTAATAAATACGAACAGGTTGACGGGCAATTCAGGAAGCTAGATTCTGCCAAAATTGCCGATTTTGAAGCGCAAATTGCACCCACGCGACAGCAAGCTGCGGTCAACCAGCAGCAGAGTGACCGTTTGCGGGCGCAATTAGCGAACAACCCTGCAACTCCGAATGCTAAAGGGGTAGAGCTTTCCCTCCTCAAGCAAGTCGCTAAAAACCAGAAAATTGTCGCGGATCTGGAAGCTCAAATTCAGGCACTATCACCGGACGAGCTGGAGCAGGTCGGCAAGCGATTAGCGCGAACTTATACAGCGCTTCTGAATGAGGTTGAGCAAGACCTAACAACAGTCGATCGCTATTTGCAGCAGACAGCGGCGTCCACACAAACTGCCGTTGTCCCATCTCAACCGCAAGCAGCTCCTGCCAAAGCGGTCGCAGAGCCAGAAGTTAAGGCACGCGATTCATTCACGAATCCCCAGCTATTAACAGCTGCCCGCAAGCTGGGCATCCAGGGCGTTAGCTCCAAGAGTCGCAAGGATGACCTGCTGATTGCCCTGCGCGGCTATCGCAATCAGCCCCAAGTAGATGATGTGCTGGCAGACGTCGATCGCACCGTTGGGCGCGACGGTAAGCCTGTAGGCGGGTTCGATGCCACAGCGGAAAAGCGCCTGATCAAGCAGGTTGCGAAGTCCGAGAAAGACCTCAACCTAAAGCTGAAAAAACTTCAAACCGCGTCGGGTGAGAAGCGACAGAAGTTGCTGAGTGAAGTGGTTTCTGGGCTAGAGCAGCAGATTGCAGAGATTGATGCTGCCAAGGCGCAAGGGCTGTCTGGGGAAACGGTGCGCAGCCTATCTGCAACGCAGGGGCGGCTACGAGCAACCTCAAACACCAATCCGGCCCTACTGGAAGCGCAACAAGAACGGATTCAGCAGTCAAGACAGGTAGCCGCGCAGACAGCGCAGCGAGGAGCGTCGTTTACCACGCAGGGCAATAGTTTAGACCGACTGAAAGCCCAAAGTCTAAACGGCGCAATGGCAACCACTCAGACAAGTCTGCAATCGATCGCGGATCAACTGAGTCAATTCAGTCGTGGAGTCAGCAGAGCGGCTGAAAAAGGACTTGCCGCCGCGACCGGAATTGAGACGCAGGGCGGACTAGGACGAACCGCGATCGCTGCCGCTAGAAGCGAGAAGGGTTCTGCAATTCTGAAGGATCTGGCTGTTAATACAGGCGGATTCGTCGCTTCGCAGGTTGCAGGGTCGCAAGGCACGGTTGCCGGACTGGGAGGTGATTTAGTCGGTGCGCTGGCGGTGCGGCAGGGGTTAAACCTGGGCGTCTCCGGTGTGCAGGCATATCGCCAGCTCAAGGACGATCCAGAGTTCCAGGCCGCTAGCAAGTTGGAGAAAGCGAAGCGGCTGGCAGCAGCAACGGGGCGGCAGTTTCAGGGGCGCGATATTGCCCGAACGCAGGGTGAGGAACTGTTCGGCGATGTCACCGGGTTTGCGGTTGGTAATGCAGTGGCTCAACTGCCGATTCCATTACCGCTCCGAGGGGCAGCAGCAGCGATGGTTGCCGTTCCCAAACTGGCAGCGCTGCGGGAGCGAATCCAGGCACGATCGACGCCCACAGACGAGCTAGAGGGACTGAAGGCGCAGTCTCTGTCTGGGACAGGGCAGGCCGTTCGTCAGCGAACCGAGGAATTACAGCGGCAGGCGTTAGCGACCGTCGATCGCGTGCTGATGAACGCAACGAATGCGCTGGAAAATTTGAGCGCCAAGGGCGGCACGGTTAGCAAAAAAGACCTGCGGGCGCTGGATGCCATCAACAAGCAGGCAGAGCGGCTGATTGAGCAGCAGGCGTCGCTGGCCTCAGATGTGTTTGAAGCACAGATGCAGAAGCTGAACCAGCAGGCGATCGCCGTGGGGCAGCGCATCACGCAGAAGTACGCCAGCTTCGATCCGGGTGTGGTGGGAGATCGGGCGCTGTCGAACCAGGCAGAGGCGGAAGCGAAACCCGTCATTGCCCGCAACCAGCGTGAATTTCGGGAGCAGCGGCGACTGGCGTTTGAGCAGGAGCGCAAGGGTAACGTCATTGACGACGAACCCGCCTCGATTGACCTAACCCGAATTCTGGATGAACCCGCGCGTCAGAATCCGTTTAAGCGCGCGCAGGGCTTGTTTCGTGACCTCAAAGGCAGCCTCCGGGATGGGTCGGTTTCCGAGGCTCAGAAGCTCCTGCCTGATAGCAAAACGCTGCTGAACGATATTCGCACGGCGCAAATTACGACGGCGGCACAGGGCGACACAGAGCAATCGAAAAAACTGCAGCGAACCGGAGATCGAGCGGAGCGAGCGATCGAGGGAACGCAGCGAATTCTGAACAAGCCCCTGGATGCGGTCACGGGTAAGGACCTGGCGCAGATTCGAGAGTATCGCCGCGAGCTGCTGGGCGTGTTCAAGCTGCTCGATCGTCCGGCTCCTACGGGCGGCAATCCCCTCAGCGGGCTGCTAGATGGCTTGGGCAAGCTCAAGCCACTGCTGGGACCGATTGCGGCTGGATTCCTGGGATTCCAGGGCGCTCAGGCGGCGATCGGCTTCCTGAAGCAGTTTGGCAGCGAGGCGCTAGACGCCAGCATTAAACTCAACAATTTAAAAACCTCGCTGAAATTCTCCAGCGGTGGCGCGGCTCAAGGTGCGGCAGATCTGACGTTTGTCCGGAAGACGGTTGATGACCTCGGCACACCGCTGGGAGCCGCGCAACAGGGCTTTGTCAAGCTGTCAGCCGCAACGCGAGGCACAACGGTAGAAGGACAGGCGACCAAAGAGGTTTTCACTGGGCTACAGCAGGCGTCTACGGTGCTGGGACTGTCTGCGGACGATACCTCTGGCGCGATTCTGGCTCTGTCGCAGTCGGCATCCAAGGGTAAGGTCCAGGCCGAAGAACTGCGCGGGCAATTAGGCGAGCGAATTCCCGGCGCGTTTGGCATTGCGGCGCGAGCAATGGGCGTCACAGAAGCCGCGTTAAACGGCATGTTGGAGCGGGGCGAGGTGATGTCCTCGGAATTCCTGCCTAAGTTTGCACGTCAGCTACAGACGGAGTTTGGCGGTGCGGCACAGAGTGCGGCACAAAATATTCAGTCGAGCTTCAATCGGCTGGACGGCGCGAATCAGCAGTTAAAGGAGTCGTTCGGCGAAGCATTCCAGCCTGCAATCAAAGCAGCCGTGGACGCCCTGAC